GTTTTAACTTGTTCATTTATTTTAAATGATAATTATGATGGAGGTGATTTTGTTTTTTTTGGTGGAGAATACAAAGTACCACCTAAAACTGGCAGTGCAGTTGTTTTCCCAAGTAATTTTTGTTTTCCTCACGCTGTAACACCTGTAACAAATGGCGATAGGCACGCTGTGATTACCTGGATTCATTAATGAAAGAAAATTATAAATATGTAAAAAATATGGTTTCAAAAGATCTAGCTAATTTTTTAACACTTCACAGTATAAAAACTCAAACATACAGTGATCCACAATGTCCAAACTCCTCTACAGCACACTCATCAGAGTCCGAAATATATAAACACATGCTTTTTCATCTTTTACCTATTATGGAACACGAAACAAATTTAAAACTTAAACCTATTTATTCTTACAACAGGGTTTACTACGGGGGATCAGAGTTAGAAAGGCATCTTGATAAAAGTCAATGTGAAATAAGTGCTTCTATTTGTTTAAATTATAAGTATGAAAATAAAAATTATAAGTGGCCCTTATGTATGGGTGACATGCCGATAGTAATTAACGTGGGCGATGGTGTAATTTACAGAGGTACAAAAATTGAACATTGGAGGCCAGTATTTAATCAACCAAAAAAATGTTGGCATCATCAATTATTTGTTCATTACGTAGATTTAAATGGTGCATATAAAGATTATGAACTAGAAGAAGATGACGATACTACAAAAAGAAATGTAGAAAGAGAAAAAAAGATAAATGGTAAAAATTTGTAAAAAATTTTTAGACCAAAAATTAATTGATGATGTTGTAAATTATGCAAAAGATAGTAGTAACAAGTATGTTTGGAAAGTTAATCAATTGTTTTGGAATGAAGATATTTTAGCAAAAGGAAAAGAAGTATGCGTATTAGACCTTGAAAATTTTAAAGATAGATTCATAAAAATTTACAGAGATAAAAAAATTGTAAATAACAATTTACAAATAAAAGGAGTTTTTTTCTACGTATGGGGTAGAGGTAGCTTTATTCCTTTTCATAATGATGGCGTTCATGAAGCAGCTAGCAGTATATATTTAAATGATATTTGGGATCCTGATGATGGAGGTCTTTTTCTTTGGAGGGATGAATTAAATAATTTAAATGTAATAGAACCTGAATATAATAAGATGATTTTTAATTCTAATAAAATTTCTCACAGTGTAACAATGATTACACCCTTTAGTGAACAATTAAGATATACAGTGCAAATATTTTTTAAGAGTAATTAGAATCGTAATCTCTCCAGGTCTTTCCTTCTGCATTAGTAGTTCCGTTTTTTTCATCATCTTCAATTGCATTTTGTAAAGAAGTCTTAGCAGCTTCTATTTGACCTTTTCTAGTTTCTGCCCATGTAAGCAAGTCAGCAACAGTTGTAGATCCGACTGCGTCACTCGTAGCATCTAAATTTGTATTACCTGTCATATTACCTGTTGAAGGATCTTTTGTTTGTATTTCATTTTGCCCAATCAAACTATTCCAAACAACAAAATGATAATTAGTTGGACACCATCCATCAACCCAGTTTTTACCTTTATCAGCCCAAGCAATGCGGTAAGAATTATCTACGAGGATACTCTCTCCGTTAGCAATTACTATTTGTGTAGCCATAAATACCTCCTAGTGTTTAATAATATATTGAACGATTACAAAAGGTGAAAACGCATTTGTACCTGATGCAGTTACATCACCAGTTAAACTAGTTGTAATATTTCCAGTTAAAGTACCTGATAAAGTATGAGAGTGATTGTGACCAGTCCCTGAACCTGCATTTGCAGTGCTACCCTCTTGCGTTGGTGGGTGTAGAGCGTTCGCTCTAAAAGCACCTCCACCAAAACCAGTAGCAGGAGACATAAATAAATCATAAGTATGATCATGTGAACCTAACTGCGATTCAGTTAAAGATGTATTATCAATACTTCCAGTAATAGAAACTGTTTGATTAGTAGAGTTTGTAGCAGCTTGGTTGTTTGTAACTGAGACTGTTACAGTGTTAGCACCACCAGTTGTTGCTAAGTTAGTTGTACCGCTCTTACCTTGAGGAAACTTACCTTGAAGATCAGGCACATTAAAAGTTGTTGAGTTATCACCTGTGCCATAAGTAGTTCCTATAACAGTAAATAAATCTGCATAAGTTGTTCTTGATACAGCTGAACCATCGCATAAAAGATAACCTGCAGGAGCCGTAGCTTTACCCCAAGGTTTAATTGTTCCTACTTCACTTCTATTTGTTATATCTTGTAAGTTAGCCATAATTAATCGTTATACTTTAATCTCCAACCGTTGTCACTGTCATTGTACACCAACGCAAAGCCAGAACCACTAGTTGACACTGTTAAATCTGATGTTGCTCCTTGTATCTTATGACTGTTTCTTGCAACAGTCAAATTGTGAGTAGCAAATGTTCCTTCTGCATCGATAAATTTTATTTGATCACCAATCGCAGCAGAGCTTGGTAAAGTAATTTGCACTGCACCACCTGATGTATCTACAAAAATATTGTCACCTGCTGATGCAGTATAATCAGATGTTTTCTTAATCCATGCCTCACCTAAACCAGCGAGTGTAAAAATATCATACCAGTTAGTTCCGTCAGTGGAAACTAATCTATATTTACCATTTGAAATAGTTAACGTATTTCCAGTAGCGCCTAATCTTGCAGTTACGTCTGCACCACCTGAAATATTGTTATAAAGTCCATACGTTTTTTGTGTAGTTGGAAACTGTACTATGTGTGTAGTAGAAATTGTTCCAGAAAAAATTATTTGATTTTGTCTTGCTTCATTGTTTGCTTGAGATTGTGGGCCATCATTATTTGTTAAAGTTGTAGGACCTGTTCCAGATAGAGTTTTTGCATAAACACCAGCGATAGCAAATTCAAACACTTGGGAAAAGTTATTGTTAGTAATCGTACCCCAAGTTCCTGAATTTTCTCCAGTAGTTTGTAGTTCTATTCTTAAACCTGTCGAAAATGTTGAACTCATTTAATCTCCTAATTTAAAATTTAATGATTATTTTAAAGTTTGTCAAAACTTTTATGCAGCCTTATGAACTTCAGTCCAACTTATATTGCTGTTTGAGTCATCTACTTGTGACCAGAAGGTCCCTTGTAAAGTACCAGTTGCACTTGTACCAGAAACTCCTGATATTGTAAAGACCACATCTGTTCTAATATTTACTGTACCCTCACTTGATGTAGCTGATACACTAGGTGCTTCATATGATGTTTCTTGCTCAGCATCTCCTATGGTAGATGTTAAACCAATGCCAGTAACAAAAACTGATGTGCCTACCGTTCCTACAGCAGAAGTCATTGCATTTCCTGTAGGGAATACTACAAATTCAGGATCGGCCTCAGCCGTTCCTACTGTCGACTGCATAGCAGTATCAGCACCAACTACTACTGTAGTTTGACCATCACCTGAAACTGCAAAAGTCCCTGTTGTAGATGTTAATGGATTTCCAGATACAGATATATTTTGATCTGTCGCAATAGCCTCATCGCCAGTGCTTGAAGTCATAGGTTGACCAGTTACAGCAAATGATCCTCCAACAGCGCCCCATTGTTGCTCACTCCAGCCAATAGAACTACCTGTGTTTACGTCAGTGTCTCTATTCCAACCAGTTGTACTTGTTACGCTTGTAGATTCATCACCCACAGTTGATGTAAGTGGGTTACCTGATACAGATATATTTTGATCCGTTGATAATGAAACGTCGCCTCTTGCTGAAGTAGCGGAAGCACCGTTTGTTATTGTTGCATTCGCTATACCTGTTGCAACAACATTTCCTGCTGTAGAGGTAAGTGGGTTACCTGATACAGATATATTTTGGTCAGTGGTTACTGTCTCAGTACCTACAGATGACGTGAGGCCAATACCTGTAACAGATACAGGTGCTTGTTCAGACCAGGCACCACTGTTCCAAGTTTCTCGGCCCCATCCTTGGATAGAGGCCATTTTTTATCTCCTTATGCTATTCTTATGATTGCAGCAGTTGCTTCAGCAGCAGGGAACGTAATTGTAAACGTACCAGCAGTTGAAGATTTAACTGCACCAAAATCAAGAACACACACCGCAGCGTTTGTAGTTAAACCAGATACAGTGGAGCTGTTATAAATAACAGCAGCTTGTGCAGAAATTGTTGCACTTGTAAATGATAAGTCTGGTTGAAAATCACATACAGCAGTATCCGATGATAAAGTAGGTGTTACAGATGTTAATGTCCCACCGCCTTCAGAATAAGTTCCTGAGTTTGCTACTTCGTCAGTTTGTTGAAAAGCAGTTGTTGATTTACTTAGTGTTGCTTCGTTGTCGTATAGCGCTAGTTTAAAAGTATTCCCCGTCGTAGCCGTAAAATCATGCAGGCCTTTCAGGATCTCCACTTTAAAACTATTACATATAGCTTGGTTAATTGCCATAATTATCTCCTATGGGTTCCTAGACTCGAGAGGGATACGAATAACGCCATCTCGAAATTCGTCTCTACGGTCACGCCCCATCTCATATGTGGCAAGAGCCTGTACAGACTGATTATACATTTTATCGTAGTATTGTATCATATCAGCTGGACCTTTCAAGTATCCAAGTGCCTCTAAAATACAACCATACAAAAGCACGTTTGGAGCGTTCTGACTAACCCAATTCGATGTAGTCGTACTGGAAAGAACAGGTGGCTTGTACGTGTATGCGAGCTCTACAGTTAATGCAGCGTTCGGGGTTGGTGCCAACATATGGGTATCATTATCATAAACAGCATAATACTTGGGAGTACCTGCTCCTGATGATGTCCTATTTGGCGCAAATTCATTCATAAACGAAATATCTTTTTGTATCAAGAATGTTCTATTATTAGAGCCATCTATTAGTTGTATATATCTCGTTGCTTCCCAATCTCCTGGCAATGGCAAAAAGGGATTATTAATGGTTAAAGTAGCTGTGTCATATCTTCTGTAATAAGTTAAATCTACAGTTCTTCTAAGTTTGTCCTCTGTAGATATTATAAATTGATTGATTATTGCATCTGTTAATACATCAGACGTAGTTTCCGTATAATCTCTAACATTACTTAATAGATCACTGTAGTCACTCATGATATACTCACTGTAACATTTCCTACGCTAGATAGCAATCTTGTAGGTTTTTTCGGTGCCTGCAGCTCTAAAGGCATCATGCTTTTAGTCGTTATAGTGAAAGTAGACCCGTCTGCTCTAGTATGTGTAACTACTTGATCAGCGGTTTCAAATCGATTAGCAGCTAAACCAAATCCTCTTCCAGTATAAGTGGCATCAGATCCGTCTGGTTTTACTACTATTGTTCCTGCATTTATAGGTCCATTAGCTCCACCTACAAAAACTCTTGAAACAGCAATTTGTGATCTTGCGTTTTCTAAAGATTGTGGATCATTTACTATAGGTAATGGTTCTATTTGAGGATGCTTTTCTTCGTATTCACTTATATGAACTGTTGATCCATTCCATTCTTTAACCATTTCGTTGTACGGAAAAGCCATACCAGATCTATCTGATATTCTTTTTGCAAATTTTCCTGATGCATATTTACCCATTACACACTCGGTAAATATGATTTAGGTGTTAAGAAAACACTTGTTCTCTCACCGTCAGTGTTTGCCGCTCTTTGAAATTCGTCTTCATAAACTTGTTTTAATAATTGAATTCTGTCTGGAGTTTTTTTCATAGCAATGTAATAAGCTAATCCAGCGGTCATACATGGAAGAAAACGAAAAGGTATCTCC